TCGAGTCATGCAGAAGAATTGGGAAAAATTCGAATGCGCGGTTGGTATTGTCGCTCAAGGTCCGGATTGGACCAAATTGGCCAATCACCTCACAAAGTACGGGAGTGAGAGAATGATTGCTGGTGATTACTCTGCTTATGATAAGCGAGCTTCACCAGAAGTGATGATGGCATCTTTTGATGTTATGATTCACATTGCCAAAAGGGCTGGATACAACGACAAACAATTGACAATCATGAAAGGAATTGCGACTGAAATTTGTTGCCCTATTTATGAATACAATGGAGTTTATGTCAACATGTTGGGATCAAACCCATCAGGACATCCATTGACTGTCATTGTGAACAATCTTTCAAATAGCTTGTATATGCGTTATACGTATTACGCGATGCATGAAGGAGAGAGGGTTCCGTTGTTCCATGAAAGAATTGCATTGATGTGTTATGGAGATGATAATGCCATGGGAGTGCACCCGGAGGAGAAGAAATTCAACCACACGAGTGTTATGAACGAGTTGGCCAAATGTGGAATTAAGTACACCATGGCCGATAAGGAGGCAGAATCTGTTCCATACATCCCTTTTTCGGATGTTACGTTTTTGAAACGAGCTTTTCGATGGGATGAGGAATTGCAACAATGGATTGCTCCAATTGAGGAGCTGTCCATTAGCAAATCTTTACACAATTATATGCACAGGAAGAATTCCCCTGCTTTGCCCGAGCAGATCGCCGCAGATGCTATTGTCACACAGGCAACAGAGTATTGGCGATGGGGAAGAGAGGTTTACGAGAAACGTCGACCTCAGTTGCAACGTGTAGCAGAGAGAGCTGGTCTCACTGCTATGACGGGGCTATTGCCAACTTACGAGGAATTGCAGGATGCTTATCGAGGACTTAAGAAGAAGAAGTCCATTTTCGATGAGCCTGATACTGCAATTTTTGAGTAAGGAGGCACCGTCTTGGGACGACATTAAAAGCATCCGGTCCAGAGGCATCTGGGCGAAAGTTCGAAGCAATATGCAAATCACGTATTGGATTACCGCAATTTATCTTTGTATGCACTTTTCAAAGTAATTTGTAGGCTTGCGTGATTTTCGGCTGCCCTCGAGTAGTCTTCCTATTTAGGACGGAGTTTAAAGAGCTCAAACAAAAGTGCACCATACCCAAAGGAGAGGCCCCGGAGGGATTATGGCACAACAAATTGGTCTACTAAAAGTTCAAGAAGAAGAATTAAAAAGAAAACCAAAACAAATAGCACGGTCGGGCGAGATACCCGGCAAGCGGTGGATTCCGCGTTCTATTCTTCAGATCACTACATCTCTAATGGTTCACCTGGACCACAATGGGATTACGTATCTAAAGAATGGATTATGGTTAATGAAAGAGTTGCTGAACACGATACACATTTACTTGATTGTCAAGCAGAAGTGTCAAAGTTTAACGTAACTGTGAATAAGACTAGTAAGGAAGAGTCTTCACAGATATTATCTTTCAAGGACCAAAATGCAGCATATACCTATGAAGTAGGTAGTATGCCGGATCCAACTTTTGGAGCAGCTGATATGGATGATGTTAGTTTGGGAGATTTTTTCTCTCGACCTATTAAGATTGTATCATATCAATGGACAAATTCGACAAATTTTTATCAAGATTTTGATCCATGGAATTTGTATTTTACAAATCCGCGTGTTTCCAATAGGATATCGAATTTCTATTTAATGCGATGCAAATTGCATTTGAAATTCATGATTAATGGAAATGGTTTTTATTATGGTCGCCTTTTGGCGAATTATAAACCACTCGATTTCAACGATGATTTTACAGTTGATCGAGCCTTAATCACTCAAGACAATGTGGCTGCTTCACAGCGACCACATGTTTATTTGGATCCAACCACATCTGCAGGGGGTGATATGATATTACCTTTTGTGTGGGATTACAATGCATGTCGATTACCTTTGGGCGATTTTTCGCGTTTGGGTGCAGTTTCTATTCGTACGCTTACTGATTTGAAGCATGCGAACGGTGCAAGTGATCCTATCACAATATCCGTGTTTGCGTGGGCAGAAGACATGCATTTGTCTACACCTACCGTTCAGGATTCCTTAGGTTTAACACCGCAGATGGAAGAGACTATACTTGATCCGCAAGCGGATGAGTATGGAACCGGCCCCATTTCAAGACCAGCATCTATTGTAGCGAATTGGATGGGGAAACTTCGAGATGCGCCAGTCATTGGGATGTATGCCAGAGCGACCGAGCTTGCAGCTTCTGCTGTATCGGGTGTGGCTCAGATTTTTGGCTATTCACGTCCTGCTGTTTTGGATGATATTGTTCCATATCGTCCTACTTACGTTGGCAATCTCGCTAATACTAATATTCCTGATTCGACCACCAAATTGGCGCTTGATTGTAAACAAGAAGTTACGATCGATCCCCGAACTATGGGATTGGGTGCCACAGATGAGATGACGATTTGTAGTATTAGTACACGAGAGTCCTATTTGACATCATTCACGTGGGGAG